TTAACAGAGAAGCTGATTACTATATCTATTCTGAAAATGACATGTTACTTACGTATGAAAATTTTAAATACTACCTTAAGTGGAAACCTGTTTTAAGCAAGTACCAGCTTGAGCCAAGTTTTGTCAGGTACGAGCAAAAGCAACATAAGAAAGTACCGTTCGATAATTATTATGTGTATTCGTTGACAAAAGAAACACCCAACGTGTGGGACACCCGTGGGTTTACTGTGCCAAATGTACTTGTAGTTGACTATGACGTTGACTTTTTTGTGCAGTTAGCTAACCCGTATTACGGGGCAATGATTCTAGATCAAACGGATGGCGAAGTTTACATACGTTCGGATAGTTATGATCCTGAAAAAAGTTATGCAAAAGTAGGGGTGCGTAACTGGCCTATTGCCGATCGAAGTTCGATGGGGCTGACATTTGAAAACCCACCGTTTAACTTTGAACACAGGCGATGTGTGCCAGTTAAGAAGAAACAAGATAACTACGAGATTTTGCCGTGTGGTTTAGTGTTGCACGAAGGCACTAAATATTCGGATCTCATACCGTGTTCTGTTGACTCTTTAATATCTTGCGATAGGATGCTTACGTTGTAGGTTTATGTGAGCTTAACTTATGGGTGACGTACGTCCGGATTATTACAAAAAAGATGGTTTAGAATGTTATGATTTTCAACGAGCATCTACCGGTTTAATTAAATTTCAAGGTTATTTAGAGAATTGCATATATAAATATTTGTGGCGTTGGGAAGACAAAAACGGTAAAGAAGATTTGCAGAAAGCTCAGGTTTATCTAGCTAAGCTTATAGAAACACTTGAGTAGACATGGACGTACGTGCTTTTGGCAGTTATTATGGACAAACAGCAGTTCTTTCTTACGCTAGCGGACTTGCTTTGTCTCCTAGCGGGCAGTCCTTTAACTTTCCCGCTTGCCGCGCTGTCCTTATCAATGGCGGTACTAGCAACCAAGATTTACAAGTATTTTTTACAGATGGTACTAACACACCGGTAACGTTAAAAAAAGTCCCAGCCGGTTCTATCCTGCCGATTTCTATTACGGCTATTAGCGGGGCGGCCACCACGGTGGGTGATGTTGTAATTCTGTACTGAGTCCTTTACTTTTTGATAACACAATGTCTTACTCTGCTTTAGTAGACGCTCTTGCTGGAGACAAATCTTTCAGTGAGCAAGCTTTACCTACAACAAAAAGTTTACTTAAGGAGATCAGTGTTCCTTCGACAGCAAGTACCGATCTTCAAGCAGCAGTTATGGATATAACTAAAGACGAACTTATACAGAAAGCTTTAGCAATGCAATTTGCCGGTAAACGACCGGAGTTATATAAGTATTTGGATAGACAACTTCAGGCTTAGTTAACCTTATTTATTTTTATTGAGTATCCTTTAAAAGAGGCACAAAATCATGAATAACCCTTTTGATCGGGCGCACGGATTTTTTTCTGAGGCATATGCCATGCAGGAACAAGCTGCGCAAGACCAGACCAGAAATCAACGGCAGGTAGACAGCCCTCAGAGGCATGACTATTTTCCTACTCGGAAGGAAGCGTACAATCCAAATTCTCCTGCACACAACTCACATAAGTTTATGGAGAATCTTAAACAAGGTCTTCTAGAGGAAGCTGCTCGTAAACGTACATCCGGTAATCACATGGAATTTAGGGCTGGGGGTGGAGTACCTGTCGAATCAATGCTACCATCATAGTGACAGCCTGCAATGGTTAAATGCTTTACGACTGTTTTTTATACTTTGACGAAAAGGAACTCCTTGAGCTACGGGTAAATCTGTTAAAAGATATAGTTGACGGATTTATTGTAACGGACGGAAATCTGACTTTTAAAGGCGACCCAAAACCCTTTACTTGTTTAGATACAATCAGGGAATTTGGATTACCTGAAGAAAAAATTCAAGTGCTTCACGTAGAGCTGCCGCCTAAAGAAGTGGCCCTCAATCCCTGGGTCCGAGAGTACGCGCAGCGAGATGCCCTAGCCGTGGGCATGCGACTAACTCCTTCGGATTCGGTCTTTTTCTTCAGTGACGTTGACGAAATTCCCAAACCCGAAGCTCTTTTGCAAGCCGTACAGGTAGCCAAAGAAAATCCAGATCGGTGTGTACGGCTCTCAATGCCTATGTTCTACGGTCGCGCAGATCTACGAGTTATGGATCCCAACGGAGATCCGGCTAAGCCGCCCAACAACTGGACTTGCGGTACTGTTGTACTATACGATCAACTTGAAGAGACTCCTTCGCAAATCCGTATGAAAGACAATGGCGTAATTGTAGGGGATTGTGACGCCGGATGGCACTTTTCCTGGATGGGAGATTCCGCCAGAATGAAACGAAAGCTTACTTCGTTCTCTCATTGTTACGATGATATTCCTAACGCACACGCTCCTGCCTACAGCCAAGAAATGTTGGATTACCTAGATACGTATAAGGCTAAAGCTGGTGGAACTGATCCGTTAGGCCGAGGAGATCATGTACTAGTTCCGTACCCACATGAACTACTTCCGTCTGAATTGTTTAAACTAGATGGAGTTAGGAAGTATTTGCTACCCGATGGCTAACCACGCATCTGAAGAAGCCCGCGAGCGTTTCTCTAAGAAGTCCCACGATGAAGATGAGCGTGGGGAGCATAATCGAGGAAATAAGGCAGCGCGTATGGAAGCTCTTCGCAAAGCACGTAAGGCCAAGCAAATGCGTAAAAAAGACTGATTCAGTCTGTAGATTAAATTCGTTTCTGAACTACCGGTATGGCCGACACGCTCGGGGTTCGTCAAAGATTTCAAGAAATTCTTGAAGCTTCGCGGACCCAGGACAGATCTAAGCAAGCAACTACGTTAGTCGTACTTAGTCATATTCAGCAGATGACTCTGTTGATGATTAAGAAAGGGCTTACTTTTTATTGCGAACAGGACACGTATCGGTCTAGGACGAGATTTCTTGATGATCTACTCACGCTAAATAAATTCGATATTAGAATTCCGTCCATCATTAGGAACTTTCTTATTGACGGTTGCGGTCTTTTCTATTTTCGTCCCGATCCTAAGTTAAAGTATCAGATTTATTTTTTCCCTAAAGAACAATATCGTGTGTATCACGATGTAAACGGGAATATTGAAGAAGTTGTTATTATCTATAAATATAAAGTACGTAACTCTAATCTTGGATTGCCTTCTGAAATCTCAGGGCTAAACGAAAGATACGTTCGGATTTCTATAACGGATTCAAAAATTGCCGAATTTGAATCTAATACAGAGTTAAGTTTTGATCTAGAACCTGGCGGTGTGATGACTGCCAATAATTCTAGGGAAAACACCCTAGGTTTTATTCCCGCCGTGGAGGTTTTAAATAAACCTGATAGCAGTGGCACCTCTGGTGAAGGTGAATTTGAACCGTTTATGGAGCAAATCGTTTTACACGATACGCTCATTTCTAACATTGCTAAAAATATTGAGTTCTTTGGTAACCCGACTCTGATCAGTTCCCGTCCTCGTAGTGATCTTGTCGAGGCCAGTGATTCTGATCGAACATTCCGTCCGACTATCAGTAGCCAGAGTGGTTTTGGTGGTAGAGATACTCCGTCAACTCGTGTAAGTGAACCTTTTGGTTCGCACGGGATGATTGGAGGATTGCGTGTTCCTCGGATTATTGCAAATGTCGAACCTTCCGATCGGGTTGGTTATATGACGCCAGACCCCGTTAACGGGGACATGAATCGTTGGGCTCTCCTTCTTCGGGAGGAAATTCGCACAGCCCTTGGCGGTGTGGATGAGATCTCAGTTTCTGCTGGAGCTACCGCGACAGAAATTAAAGGTCTTATGGGTCGGGCTCAGGCCACGGCTCTCAGAAAGAATAAGAGTTTTCTTACTTACGGTTTTTGTAAGTTATTGGAGATGATTTTGTTCCATCAAGAACAAATGTTTAGAAAGAGCTTTGCCTTGGTTATAAAACTTAAACCCGTAAAACCTGCTGCGGACGGTTCTGCAGAAGAGGCCACTCGATTTGCATCAGAACAACAAAAGTTTGATGCGAAGTTAGATAAGTTAATGCGAGAAGCTTTATCTACATCTTCCGTACCTGAGGGTGTGTTTGGCCTACCTCCTGATGGAGATCGAACAGTTACATATCGGTATCAAGGGGATGTTTATGAGGATACCGCATACGATATAAACCAAAAATCTATTGTTGTTCGGAACTTACAAGAGCTAGGGGTTGACAGCGTGGAAGCGTTGCGTTACCTCTTCCCAGATAAGACCGACACCGAACGCGAAGAGATGCTAAAAGGATTTCCTTTTAGAATGATTCAACAAACTCAAAGCGCATTCCAACAATTTTTAGTATTATTATCACAGATGTTGCAAACGCCACATCCACTTGCTCCGGATCAGCCACTAGGTGCAGATCCAAGATTAAATTTGACGCCCTTGTTATATAGGACGTTTGACCACCTTGCGCAAGAACTAACCTACTCGGGTAGCTATGAGCCAGCAGATCCAAGCTTCAATCCCGAGCCCGGTAGCCCCGGCGGTAGCAGCCCCCCAGGCGGCGCCCTCGGACCAGGGCTCAACCGCCTACCCCCAGTGGGTGGCGCAAACCAGTACCCCGGCGGTAGCTTCGGTACCTACGCTCCAAGCGCCGTCGCAGGCGCAACAGGGTACGGGCCTTTCTACCAGCAACCAGTACAACCAGTATCCGTCCGCGTCCTCCCCGTCGAATCCGTGGGAAGCAGCGATGGGCAGCCTGGAGCGGGTGGTCTCACGAATGTCCCCCTTCCCCAGCCAAACAGCACAGTCTCCGCAGTACCAAACAACGGCGCAGGCTACTCCTCAGTACAGTCCGAATTTACAGGGCCAACCCTGGGCTTATCAAGCCCCTACGGCAGCGCCGACCTACTCCAACAACGCATCTACGACCCAAACTTCCTCACCGACTTCTACGGTAGGACAACAAACCCCCCAGCTAAGCGCCGCAACCGTTCAGGTCGTTAACCACTTCGGTATCGAAGCTCCTGGGATTCTTAACCAATATTCCGTAACTCTGGAAGATGCTCTGATCGCTCAAAATGAGCGGATGGAAGCCATCGCTGCCCGTGGTTCTGCCATGGAGCATATCTTGACTGATCCGGATCAGTTGGCCGACTACACGAATCGCTTCTTCACCGAAGTGTACCCTGTGGACGCCGACGAGACCTCCTACCAGCCTCAAGCGGGTTATCAACCCCGTTATGACATGCCTGCCGTTCCTGCCTCTGCTGGCGGCCCTGTGCGTCAAGATCCCGGCACTCAGTGGGAAGGTTTCTCCAACACCATGAATCAAAACCCCGAACAGGCGTGGCGATTCTTGAGCCAAATGAGCCCTGACGCTTTCCGTCAGAAGCTCTTGTTCCTGGATGCTGCTTGATAGCTTCCGTTGAATGAAAAACAGACCCTAGTTCGCTTAAAACACGAACTGGGGTCATTTTTTTATACTGCAACTTGCAAGTTTTGTTATGGCTCCCTTTAAATCAGAAGCTCAACGTAAACTTTTTTACGCAAAAGCCGAACGTGGGGAAATTCCTGAGTCTACCGTTCGGGAATATGAGCACGAAACTCACGGGAATCTACCTGAACACGTCAAAGCAAAAAAGAAAGCTCAGAAGTATACTGAAAATAAAGGATCCTGATCATGGTTCAACATATAGGACACTCTCGGCGTCGTTCCGAGCCTAATTCTCCAGAGCTTATTGCTCAAATTGAAGCATTGCAAGCCGAATTAGCTGCATTTAAGAAAGAACATCAAACAGATATGACAAGTGTTGCCTTAGATCTGGCTAAAATTGATGAAAAAGCAACTCCACCTGTTGCTTAATCTGCTGTAGGTATAATTTAAGTAGCCCTAAGCACGAAACCCGTGGGTTACATCTCGCTGGTCAATTATAAGTACGATACAGGCCCACATCAACTTCAAGGTGGGCCTAATCATACAGATGATAATCTTCTACTTACTCAAAAATATCTAGTAGTTTCTAGCGGGTATATTGATTCGTTAGGAAACCAAGTTTCTTGGTACGGAGTTAATGATGTCGGTAATGATTATGGACGCCCAGTAATCGGTCCTCCTAACTCCGGAGCTTATGTAGTAGATACTTGGCGAGCTGTACCTGTTCCTGTTTCCGGTTTTTGGTCTGATTATAACTACACATATTATTCACCTAGCGGCGAATTAAGTATCTACAACGGCTTCCGTGGTTATACAGTTCAAACTATTGCTAATGCTAAAGTTTTAACTTCCTATAACCCACAATATGGTTTTAGGGATACAGGCGCATATACATATTATGGAGGAGACGCTCCAGCTACACAAGGATACGATCCTTATAATACTCCAGAAGGAAATACTTCTACGGAAGGAACAACAGGGGGCGGAGTTTCTCATCCCCGCAGTATGGGAACGCTTCTTACAACTACTAGTCCATCTGGTGCGGCCACGGGGTCACGAATTTTCTGGGAATATAACCCTCCTGTTTATTGTCAAACTTTTACCGAAAGTTACTATACAGGCATTCCCGGTTTTATGGGCGCTCCGACTCGCTACATGTATCGAGGTAAGTCCTCTAGGTATGCTTTTAACCTAGGTTCTATTTACGGCGTGGGTGGTGAGGGTATTCGCGCTCTTCCTCATCGGTTTAGCCCTTCAGTCAATAGTAGTAATCAGAAAAGCATTTAACGCTATGAACGCGACAAGTAGTACACTAGTTACATAAAAACAATTTAAAATAAGAGAGTAGTTTTTCGGAGATTGACGCTTTGTTCGTCGATAATGATTTTCCGAAGCTGCTCGGTGCCGAACTGTACCGTCCGCATCCTGCGTACGTTGTAGAGATGGCTGCGGAGCCTGTAGTCGTTCATGACTTCAGTAAGCAGCCAGGGCAGACTGTGCAGCTTGACAGGTACAGGTTCTGGGGAAACCCAGGCAGCAAGGAATCACGTGAGCGTACTGCAGAGCAAACCATCGGTACTGCTAGCAGCCGCAACATCGTTAAGGATAAGGTGCTGGTGACTCTTCGTGAGTACACAGGCCCTGCAGATCCTAGCGATCCTACACAGGCTAGCACTTTCAAGATCGCACGTGAGACACTGATTACCGCACAGCGTTTGCTGCTCGATACCGGTAACCTTACTGCATTCCACCAATCCATCGGTAGCCTCACCCTGCTGGATGACTATCGCCGGTGGCGCGATCGGGTGTTCATTAACGAACTTCTGAAAGCTGTTTCTAAGGGCAAGTCTTCAGATACCCAAGGTGGTTACTACTACCCTGGCGATTTGGCTGTTGGTTCTTTGACCTACACCAACTCTGAGCAAGCCAAGTTTGACGTTAAGGATGACCTTCTTCGGGTGGTCAAATCCCTGCGTAAGCGTAATACCCCCACCTACCAAGATGGGTTCTACCGTTGCGTTTGCGATCCTACCTTCCTGATGCACCTGCGTCAGAACTCTGACTTCCGTGAGGTGGCTCGCTACCCCGGCAACGGTCAGATCAATCCCCTCATGTCAGCTATGCAGCCTAACGCTGCTATCTACATGGGTCAAGGTTTCGGCCAAGCTACTTTCGTGGCTGGCGAACCCATCATGCCTACTGGTTTCGTTTTTGAAGGTGTGCGATTCTTTGAATCCACCAACATGCCTTCCCAAACTGCCTCGGCAACCATCGGCGGCACTGCGTCTACTTACGACAGTGCAATTGGTATGTTCTTCGGTCCTCAGGCTGTTGGTGTTGGCATCGGTGGCAACAATGCCCAAGTGTTGCTCAACAACAACGACGATTTCAGCCGTTTCATCATGATGATTTGGAGCCTGTACGCAGGTTTTGAACTTCTGAACGCTGACTTCGTGTCTGTTGCCTACTCATTCAACGTTTGAGGAGGTAATTAACCATGGCTACTAACTCTAACCAGCTTCAAGTTTCCAAGATCTATCCTGGGAACTACACCAACGTTCTCCGTTACTGGCACGACGAAAAGACTTTCCAGTTCCGTAACGCTAACGACACCGAAACCACCTACACCAACCAGCCTATCGGCGGTCCTGTCGGCGTGGTGTTCCGGCCCGGTTGGGTTGCCCAACAAGCTATTGGCTACGTCGATCTGTCGTTCCAAGCTCTGGGTACCAACCAAATCGACTATTACACCCAGGCTTATAGCTCGGGTCTGAATGGTGCTAATGTAGCGTTCACCAACGCCTCTGTGATCATCCCTTCTCCGGATGCTTACAAGGATGTTCGTGCCGACATTACTGACGGTATCAAGGTGCCTTCTGGTGCTTATGTATATCGTTTGGCCGTCCGTGTTGATGGCGGCGATGTGATCAGTAGCGGTGTTGGCGGCGGTAGTGCTACCCCCACCTTGGGTCTCGGCCCCGCTGTGGGCGTTGGTCTTAACACCACTTCCTCTGCTTCTGGTTTCTTTGTTACCCTTGCCGGTAGCAGCAGCCGTATTGCTAACGGCTCCTACAACACCAATAACGTGTGGAATAGCTCTACTCTGGCTCGGACTAGTACCGAAACTCAGTACAAGCTGTTTGCCGTTACCAACCTTGGTGGTGCCGCAGCTTCCGGTCTGGCTCAAGCCTCCGGTGTGTTTGATCCTCGGGCTGCTAACGGCAGGCTCAGTGGCAAGAACAAGGCTCTGGCTATTTGCGAAGTCTGCTGGGTTCTGGCTGACGAAGCTCCTGGTCGTGACGATCTGGCTCTCCAACCTGCTGGTTTGGTGGAGTCAAACGTTTACACCTCTACCGTTCCTGCTTGATCTCTTTAGATCAAATACTGCCCCCTCTTCGGAGGGGGTTTTTTATTGCTCTGTTAACTTTTTAATTTCGTAATATTTTCGTATTTGCTCTAACCTGGCATCGGGATCTAACTTAAATTCATTTCTTATTTTAGTAAGATCTGGATTATTTCTGTCCGCTATCAAAGCTCCAATATTTGTAGGGTCTGTTATTTTTAAAATGTTTGCAAGTTTTGCCATTGTTTCTACGCTAGGCCCCGTGCCCGTGAGTGGGTTTAGCCCAACTGAATTTGTAATATTGTTTTTCCTAGCTGCGTTTACGGATTCTTGTAACAAAGAGGGGGCCGCCATTGCTGCGACTCCCACCGGGGTAAATCCTACTAATGCTGCTGTTCCTATAGCAGATGCTCGGTCATCGGCTCTTTTGGGAGGCATAACCTCCCTGGCTTGCTTATCAGCCAGATAAACATTTAAAAATTCTGCGGCTGGAGGCACAACTTTATGTAATGCCGCAGATCCAAGTTTTAGCATCCAATTTGGAATACCCATTTTTTCTAAAACACCTACCTAAATTATAATCTGTTAGTAAACTAACTCTAGACACTACCCACATAATGACTGTCGCTCAACTTCAAGAGGTTGTTTTTAAGCCCAGCGGGGTCAAAGTTGTAATTTTGAGTGAGCATGACGAAGGAGAGTACAAAATGGTGCGCTCCGTGACCACTGGCAAAGTGTTTTTTGCCCACAAGGGTCAGATTGAGGTTGTAGAAGCTACAGAAGACAAACCAAGCGCAAAACCCGCCTTGAAGCGCCGTGGTCGCCAGCTTATTCAACCGGAAATTCCTTTTGAAAATCGTGTAAACATCAATAGTGCTACCCCTGAGCGGCTCACTCAAGTTCTTAAAGGTGTAGGAATTAAGACAGCGGTTGAGATTAAAGAGCTACAACAGTCAATGCCCGGAGAACGCTTCACCAAACTGGACCAATTGAAGGCAATTAGCAGGGTTGACTGGACAGAAGTTCTGGAAGGCGGTGTTGTTTATGTCGAATAATCAATTTATTTAATATTTTACGCAATTAGAATAGAAGTACATAGCGGTAGGGTGTCGTGTCTCAATTCTCGCAACAAGAACTTGAGCAAATTCAAAGTTATTTGTCGCAACAAGGTGTAGTTTTTCAAGCTACACAGACTGATGCGACTAAAAGGGAAATAATTTACGCAGCGGTTAATCAACTAACTCGTAATCCAGCACAAACCTTCGGATATAGGCTAGATGACTATAATTTTAGCCGTGTTGCGTATCATTTAGGTTATAATATTGCCACAGTGCCTGCTGGGGACTACGCTCGCTTACTAGAAGCGACTAGCAGTATCCCTTCTGAGTTCTATTACGATAAAATCGTCGGACAGCTTGAACGTTGCGAAGATGCTGAACGGTTAACTGAGTTGGCCACTGGCAGAGCGACCAGTCGTCAAGAAACTATTCTTGGTGACGTTAGTCGGTCTATTAATGTTCAAGACAAACGCGAGACTGCTCGGATTTGGCGCGAAAATTATCAGTTTGAGTGTGATCGTTTAGCACATATGCTTTACGTTCCTAACTATAAAGATCCTGTTACAGCTCGTTACCGTTTTGAACGTAGTGGCGGTGAATTTATTCAAGCCATTCCAGGTCCTCCGGACACAGCTCGGGCAGATAGGTTGTATTTTTACACTAAATGGCGATAGGAGCTATATTAGTACGAGAAGTACACTGAATCAAAGTGGGCAACCCTTTATACTCTCAGTTAGGAAAATCTGTAACTGAATTAGGGCAGAGTGGGCGAGCTGTTGCAGAGCTTATGGGCAACCCTACTGCGCAACGAAATGCAGCAATATTTCTAAAGGCTTTGCCTGAGATGTTAATGAATCGTGTTGGAACAGAATTTAATCAACTTAGGTTGCCTTTTACTGTACCTAAAGGGGCTATAAATTCTTCAACCGGAAAAAGCATTCGTCCAGGTACTTCATGGAGTGTAAAACAAAATCCTCCTATTCCTGAAGGTACTATGGGATCAAGACCTTCTATTACAGGAACACGAATAGCTCCGGAAGGGCAGATGAATATGTTTACAGAAACTCCTCCTCCTTCTTCTGCTTCACGATCTGCCTATAATCCTACTCTGGAAAGAACTGGTTCACGTCCGAGTATGGGGGGAACTAGACCTGCCGTACCTTTGGATAGCCTTAACCGGATTTCAAATCTTGAAGCAGGACCCGGAGAAATTCTAGGTTCTTTTCGGCAATCTACGCCCCTTCTTCGTCCCATTACTATGCCTGAAGGTGTCCCTATGAACCTTCGCCCTTCTCCTACTCCCGCGTGGACAACTAGTAATCCTTTTATCGGTCCATTAGAAACTGCCGCTCAACTTGGCAGCAGAGACCCCGGAACGCTTGCTTCCATAGATAATTTAGCTACTCAACTTTCGGACTCTACTGGAGTACCGTTTGAAACTGTTCGTAACGGGCTTATAAGTAGAAACAGTCAAGCTTTTATGAATAAATTGCAAGGTGGAGTTGCAGAAATTGGAAGACCGGTCGATGCCCTTGATGAAGCGGCTCGTATCCGAGGTAGCAGGGTCGGGACTAGGCCTTCATCTTTAAATTTTGTACCTGAAACTGCCGCACCTGATATAAATGCAGGTGCAATGGGCGGTGTACGTGTGGGTAATTTAGGAGCCTTAGCGGCTTTACTTGGTGGTGGAGCTGCCGCAGGTCTCGCCGTGGGTTCTCGGTTTAACCAGGGTGAACCTTCGCTGGGGGAAACTACAACGGCAGCCCCTCCTGAGCCCAATGTTCCGGCCTCTAAGACATCGGTTTATGACGATCGTCTGTATTCCACGCCTCTACCCGAAAATTATCGCGGGGACTCTTCTTATTTAGATCCTTCGGCGGGTCCTGTCAAGATTATGGGAGGCGGCGCACGAGACAGTGCTGTTCGTGAGCAAATACAACAGTATGCGCGTGGGCAAGGAACGCAAGATACCAGAGCTTCTAAGCCCTCAGCACTCCAAGCTCAATACGCACAAGAAAGTCTGAAAGCTCGGGCTAATATCGGTGAGATCATCAATGAGCTTGGGTACAATGCGCCTGATAAAGCTCCTCTAAGGCAATGGGCTGTTCAAAATCCTGCGCTTGCAATGCGGTTGTTTGAACAGCAACAAGCTGCTACTGCTGAGGCCAACAATCTTAGAAATCGTTCTACTCTTCCGACTCCCGGAGAATTGGCAGAGTCTGGTTTTAGTCAACAATCTCCAGGTAACGTTGAAAGCTCGATAACAAATACATCTCTAGGGTCTAATTTAACCAATAATGCTATAGCAAATAGTCATTTTAGGGCTGAATCTGCTGTTGCCCCTTCTCAAGGTGCTTACGATCTGGCCGACGCCACGCAAGCTATGGTGCAACCGGTGCTTATTACGGATCGTCAGTTAATTGAGCAAGCTCCTGCTAGGGAATACGACACCGCTAAAATTTCTGATGATATGTTACGCCGCGCTATGGAACTTAAACTGAGTCAGTTCCAAACAGGCTCAGTTATTGGAGGCTGATCATGTCGCTCTCTTCTTTCAATATGTCCGACGTGGATATGACCGGGTATGATCCCTACGGGAAGGGTATACCTGGCCTTGATACCTCTGCGTATTCAATGGATGCGATTCAGTCAAAACCTAAAAAAGATTTTGGTTTTTCCGATATTGTCAAGCTTCTCAGTATTGGAGCTGGTGTAGCAGGGGATGCTATAAGCCGTAAGCCGACGTTTTCCCGTATGGCTGGACCTGTGTTGGCTAAATACTTTACGTCAAATCCCAATAAAACATCCGATTTATTTGGGTTTGGTGCTAACACTGAAATTAATCCAAACGACAACAGACTTTTTCAAGCGATTGTCGATACTTATTCCGGCTATAGTAGGGCAGCGAATCCATTCGGTTAGTCCGGGGGTCTAAATGGCAAGTACTAGTACTAACAAATCACCTTGTCTTATTGATCGTCCTTTCTTGCGAGGGGCGCGGATCAGTAATGGAACTACCGTTGTCAGCTCAACAAATCCCGCTTTTAGTGATCTAGTTCAACTAGTTCGTGTGGGGGATCTTCCCACAGAAGACGCTGGTCTTGTTGAAGATATTTTTGTTGTCAGTAATGAAGGGTATCCAAACCGCAGTGGCATTCGTACATGTGCGCTTGGGTTCTATGTGTACGCCCCTAACCAAGCTTCGCCTTCAACATCTACTGCATTACTGATATCTAAAGTTGAAGTCGGTCTTAGTGGCGGCACTGAAGGCATGATTCAGCACCTTGAGTTACCTGCTGTTTTAGCTCCTGTCCCCTCCGTGGGTGATACTAACTTACTTCGTCCCATAGAAACAGGTAAGGGCGAAGGGCTTTACCTTGAAAAAGGTTATATACTTTGTGCCGGTTATCTTGGCAACGGACCTTCTGCTGTGTCTGGCGGCCTGAGTCCTTCTGGTATTACTATTTGGGCTCAAGGTGGTTTCTATTAAGTCGTGTCCCGTAAAAAAGGATCAGATAACTTTAACTTTAAAAGCAAAATAGGAATAGAGTCTGTAAAGCAAGTAGGCTCTATTAAGGGCTCTGACGATCCTAATCAGCTTCTGAGACCTTTACCTTTTGAGAGAAGGTTTAGGCCCGCTGTAGGCACAAAAGACTTTAGTGTGCTTAGCGATTACGACTACGCTTCGGTCTGGTCTCGCTGGCGCCGTGGTTATGAGTTGAGTATGTATACACAAGGTGCCTATAGTGGCTTAGTTTATTCTTCTTTTAAATATTACGTGTCAGGAACTGCTGGAGTTGGCGGTTATATACCTGGGATCTTCTTTGTTTATCCTACAACTCGTGCTGACACCCGAATGCACATGGTCGGCATTCGTCCAAGAGATACGTTCAACTTTCTTGACTTTGGTATTTCAGTCGAAGAAGTGACTATTTATGACGAAACAACATACGCCGTTAAGTTAAGTCAAAAATTTGGTTCACCTATTTCTTATTTTCACGGGGAGGTCTTGTCCAACAGGTTTAACTCGGACGGTACTGAAAAGACATACGGATATAATAATTACACAGTAATCGGTGTTGGTACGGATGGAGTCATAATAGAGCCAAGTATAGACCCAATATTTAACACTTTATTTTTGTCGTTTTCTGCGGACGAAAGCTGGACCGTGGTTGATTCGACAACTATGGCCGTTCCTGCCACTGGGCCTCCTGCTGTAGGAGAGTTTCTGTCAACAGAGATCCGAGTACAATGCTCCTGCCAAGATTTTTTAAATAGGGAAGGTTTTAACCTATACAAAAGTTCTTTAAAACAGCAGTACCCTTACACCAGAGTGCAAAATATTGATGCAGGTTATTTTGACGCTGGGTCCTCAGCATCAACTCGGGTTACTACCTCTAGCGATTATCCAGGGTATGTTAGAACTTTTGGTTTTATTTATTTGAGTCAAATTTATAATATTGCTACGTATTCGGACACTGCTTTATATTCCGATCCTCAATTATTTTATTTTCAACCTAAATGGTGCAAGCACATTTACGCATCTTTTTGGGATTTATCTAGAAAGTACGGTCTCTCTGGGTCTACGTCATTTTACTTGCCTCAGCCTAATGACGAGCCTATGAATGAGTATTACCGAGAGAAGTTTGAAAGAGATCTAAGAAAGCAAACAGATTTTCTTAAACGAAATAAAGATTTTGCGTGGTGGCAAAAGTATAGCCCTACTTTGACTGATTTGCCTAAGCGTCTGTTGTACTCAGACACATACAACATGGTTGCTAAAACTTTGAATTTTGGGCAACTAGAAGATCTTACAGAATTGCAAGATACTAATTTTCAAATGTTTACGATAGATCAGTTTGATCCGTTAAATCCGGCTGGTCTTCCTCAAGATATATATGACGGAGGTACTTACGCTAATGGGGAACTTGTTATACAGCCGACTACAATTTTAGATGGAGGCTTGTATAGTAATGGGGTATTGATACCTCCTGCTACTTTCCCTGCATTCATAAACGGAGGCACTTACTAATATGACATCCACACCTGTAATTTCCCTGCTGAAACGCTCCGGGAATTCTTCCGATAGACCCAGTGGTACCGTTGTAGTTAACGGCGAACTGGCGTTAAGTTTTGGCGCTGCTGATCCTGGATTATATTTTGAAGATTCTGCGGGCGGTATACGTAAGCTAGGTCCTCCGGGCTATGGTACAACCGCGCCCAACTCTACCCCAGCCGGTCTTCCAGGCAATTCCCTAGGTGAACTCTGGGTAGATTCCAATAGCTCAGCGTATTACTTAAAAGTTTGGACAGGTTCTACGTGGCAAAAGATTTATGCC